ATACATTTAATGCCTTTTTTCTTACACGCCTTTTGTATAAGATCAGCAGTTGTATTTTCTTTAGGGTCTTTAGAGTCAGCCACCGTGACCATAGCAATAGTCATAGGCTTATCTTTACGACCTATATCTGTCTCTGTAATAAATTCTTTAAACTTTGGTACTTCCATTGTCGCTATCTTTTACTTCCTCTTTTTTCTCGTCAACCTTTTTACCTATATTATATTTAGCTGATAGCGTCCACTCTTTTTTTTCTTTAAATGGTAATACTTTAATTTGACTTAATGGCGCCTTGTTTTCTACATTTGTTTTTTCAACTATATCAATTAAGTTCCAATCTTGTAATAAGATTGCTATTGTGTTTCTTCTTTGAATATCGTTCTCAACTAATGTGGCTTTTTTGCCATCTAAAGCAAATAATTCTTTAAAATGTGTTATAAAGTATTTACCTTGTTTGTGTAAAATATGACAAGATTGATATAATGTTTTATCTTTTCTGGATGCTACACCAATTCTTGTTAAAGTTTCTCTGACTTTTAGGAAGTCGTCTGGCTGTTTGATTGTAACTTCTAACATACTTTCAGGCGACCATTGTATTTCTTGTTCACTCATCTTTGTTTTCTCCCGCCCTTAAACAAGGACAACTTAATTTCTTCAATTTGTTTATCTGTTAATATGTTGAGAGCTTGTTTTGCTTTTTCATTACTATAGCCATAATACTCTTTTACATATTGTAAATTCTTCAATTTGGTAGATGATAACCATTTACCGCCAAATCGTTTTCTCTTTCGGATACTATTTATGAAAAAATGAAATTGTATTTTCTTTGAAAGAAAGTGAAAGCCGTTTATCTCATTAGCTTGAGCTATACAATCATAATGCATTGATAGGCATTTGTTAATTATATAAGGTGGGTACTTCTTTTCCCACATAATATCGTCTGTATCTAATAACTTCTCTTTGCTAAAATTTATAGCATTAAGATAATCTTTCAATTCGTACATTATTTTTTTTCGTGTTTTTTGTGGCCCTTATGACTGCCCATATAGTAGTCACCTGGTTCATAATCCCAAACTTTTCCGTGGTGGCCTCTATAATCTACCCACCACATTCTAACTTTTACGATTAATTTACGCCAAAATGTTCTTCTCGCCATTCTATCCTCACTTAAATTTACAACTTGCCATAATTTCTGTTAGACAAGCGACCATATTTATCTCCTGGTCAGCAACAAAAGCGGATTTATATTGATAACCAGCTAAAATTAATATAGCTTGAGGCACAGACTTTGTATCTAAACTAGAATACAGAGAATCATAAATTGTTTTAAATAAATGAGAAGGCTCTTTATCTAGGTTTTGAACAACCCACTTTCTCATATCATTAAATCTTTTATCTTTTAATGACTTTGTGAGCTCTTTTATATTCTCATTTGACATACTAAACAAGATACCACTATCAATCTTACCTCTAACAGAATATCTTTGTAGTTCATTTAATATTCTTCTAAAGTCTGGATAGTGTTTTTGTATTAGTTCAGATAAGACCTTTTTCTCAAAATCAATCTTTTCATCTTTTAGTATACCCTCAACTCGTTTCATAAAGGCCATCGCCGTCTTTACTTTCTGGCCATTTGTGATAGAAAAGTTAATTACGGTACAACGACTATGTAAAGCTGGTATAATCTTGTTTACAAAATTACAAGTAAATATAAATCTACAATTTTTGTAAAATGTTTCAATAAAGTTTCTTAAAGCAGGCTGAACACTATCAGCATTCATATAATCTGCCTCGTCAATTATGACAACTTTATGATTAGATTGTTCAGTAAGAGATACCGTTGAAGCAAAGTTTTTAATTTGATGTCTTAATGTATCAATATGACGGCCTTCGTCTGAACCATTGATTACAATATAGTCAGCACCAAGTTCTTCACATAAGGCCTTTGCTACGGTAGTTTTACCAATACCAGCACTACCAGATAATAGTAGATTGGGTATTTCTTTTTGTTTGATAAAGTTAGTAAATGTTTCTTTTAAGTCTTGTGTAAGAATACACTCACTAATAGTTTTAGGACGGTATTTTTCAACCCATAAAAAATCGGACATTTAAACCTCCCTTAAAATTCAGAGTCAGGTTCTAATGCTATCCAATATTGTACAGGTTTATTTCTATTTACAAAATGACTTATCTTTTGTTTAGAAATAGCAACATCATAATCATCTGATACCATTTTAAAGTTTTCTGCTTTAAAATAAGCTGTAAATGTTTTATCAGTTTCACCAACAGATATAGAATAATCATTTGACGATTTGTTCTTTTTATCTGTAGCAACTAATGTAATTGATTTACCATCACCTTTTACAGCAACATCTGGTAGATTTAATGTCATAACACCTTTTTGAAGTCTAGCAAAGTCATCTTTTTTTAAAGTAAAAGTAACTTCTTTATCTGGCATTGTGATGTTTTTAGTAGGCGCCACAATAACAGACTTGTCAGCAAAAAAGTATTTAATTGATTGTTTAGAATTGTTATCAGCAATCTGTACATTTGAACCACCATTAAAATTAAGAGAAGGCTTTTGAAATAACTCAACTGCTCTTAAAAATTCTGGTAGATCATATATAGCAAATTCGCTATCAAACTTTTCTGATATTTCAGCCTCAGCCAAAATATTTTTCATTGTTGAGATTGTTTGTACTTTATTTCCTGGCTTAACCAAAATGTTTTGATTAATGTCAGAGAAGTTTTTTAGTACAGCAACCGTATCACTTGATAGATTCATAATTTAATTTACCTCTTTCATAATATAATTTAACATAGTATAGTTTATTTGTCAATGCTTAAAATCTTAAGCATTGTTTCTGGATCAGAAACTTCGTAAGGGTCGTTGTCATCTGAAAAGTTGTTAAATCCAGGTTCTTCGTTTAATATTTCAACAACACCATCATTGATTAATGCCGAATATCTCCAACTTCTCATACCAAACCCTTGTTTAGGTTTAGCAACTAACATACCCATATTACTTGTAAATGTACCACAACCATCTGGTATCATCTTTACATTTTTTATACCTAGGTCTCTAGCCCAAGCATTCATAACAAAGGCGTCATTTACTGATATACAATAAACATCATCAATACCTTTGTCTTTAAATTTATCATACATTTCATCATAGAAAGGTAATTGTTGGCCTGAACAAGTTGGTGTAAAGGCACCAGGTAGACTAAACAATACTACTTTTTTACCCTTAAATAACTCATCTGTTGTTACATCTTTCCATTCACCACCGATAAATGTACAACCACCTTTTTCCTCTGAGTCACCTACTCTAAATTTAAATGTGTGATTTTTAATTTTCATATTCATAATATAACTCCCTTAATTTTGGAGCGGCTAAGAGGTAACGCTCCTCTGTCTGTGAGTTGGTAACCCACCGTAATACTTTTATACGATAGCCGCATTTTGTAATATAACATAATACTAATCTAAAGTCAATGCTGGTTGATAGTTGGTAATTAATATTTCTTTACCCTTACCAGCACCCTTGCTTTTACTAGCATTTTGTTTATTAAACTCTTTTTCAATCCAAAAATATTCGTGTTTTGGAAACCAAGTCTCTAACTCTGGAAAGTCATAATAAGATAAAACAAACTTACCTTTTATACTTTTTAGTTTTTTCGCCAAGTCTTTATGTTGGTGTCTTTGAAAATCTTGTACATAGTAATCTTCCATTTTATAATATGGTGGATCACAATAGAATAGTGTATCATCATTGTCGTACATATCAATAATGGTCTCAAATGATTCGTTATGTACTTGTGTGATACCTTGAATAAAATATAACCATTTCTTATTAGAAATCTTATCTATAAAATGTTGATACTTTGATTTATATTTACCTTTTAAATCTACAAATTTTGTTTTCTCGTTTAGTGTATCACCACTAAAACTTTGAGATTGTAAGTAAATATATTTTGTAGCCCTCTGTACATCACCTAACTCAAAGTTAGTATTAAGAGGCATTAAGTCTGATTTAAACTGATTAAATAATTCTTTATTTTGTGGTTCGTGTGATAATAGTTCTTTTAAAAATGCTCTATCTTTATGTCTAGCACAATAAAATATATTTGCTATATCTTTATTGAAGTCATTATAGACATTTATATGAGCCTGATCTATTTGATGATTGGC